TATCTGTGAGGGTTGGCTGCGGACTGGTACAACAGGAAGGTAAGAAAATTTTATCTGGCATGGTTTGAATTACCAGGCGTTTCGGTATCACACAAGAAAACCCCGCAATGCGGGGCTTATGTCATGCTTCTGGTTGCTCAGGCCAGCTAATATCCGGCGCGTTCTGCGTGTCGACAATCGCAACCGCATCAAGGTAATCCAGCCACAGCCCGTACTGCGTCAGCGCATCGCCTTTTAGTCTGCCTATCGCTGCCTTACCCGGCCACTGCTGGCCGTTCATGTACTCATTGGCAGCATTAATCAAGGCCTGCTTTTGTGCGTCAGCTGTCGCGATCAACTCTTCTTTTGTCGGCGGCGGAATATCCATCCAGCATGGCGCGCCATTATCCAGACCGATAGCCTTACCCACCGGCACCGGAAACAGCGCATCATGATCGCCTGCGGTAATGGCTATACCATCCGCAGGCCAGATGCCGGATTGTTCAAAGGTTTCTTTTTCAGCAACCGGAAAGAAACCAGCTGCGGCCGGGCTGTAAACATAATCCATAATCAGTACCCCATCGCGATGAAATCAACGTTATAACCACCGACTCCAGCCTGCCACGCCCGGAAACCTGTCGTCGTCTTTGTGGTCGCCAGTACGGCCACGTTTGCCGGATCGACCTTCGTGGCAGAGTTGTCATAGTTGCGGTCTGACCAGGTGAGGCTTACGGCATAATTATTGCTCGTAAAAGCCCTTGGCAGCGTAACGTTAACTTCAGTAACACCCCCACCATAACCAAACATCCCGCGCTGGATAATCAGCCCGCTGGGCATTTTCAGCCAGTTCGTGCCCTCACTAAATCCGAGATAAGACACAAGTCCTGCTGCGCTTTTTCCTGACAGCATGGTAAGCGTGTTGTCCAACGGCTGCTTGCCTGCCAGCGTGTTAAACATCGTCCGGGAAAAATTGGGATCGTTCCCCAGTGCGGCGGCGATTTCATTCAGCGTGTCCAGCGCAGCAGGTGACGAGGCAACCAGCGCCGCAATAGCCGCCCGTACATAGGCCGTGGTTGCAATGATATCTGAGTTCTCTGCCGGTGCCGGGGTCGGCGAGCGAGGCTGTCCGGTTAACACTGGCGAATTTCTGAGGGCATATTGTGAATGCGGATCCGTCGCCCACAGGTGATACTTCATCTGGTTATCGGTATACAGCTGCACCTGAATAACGGTGTTACTAATGGCGTTGTCCACATACTGCCGGGTTGCCAGCACTACCGACGGGTCAATTTTCAGCGTGACGGCTGTTGTGCTCGACACGACTAAGATCATGCGAATGGTTTGTGTACGTCCGCTTCCCTCCTGGAGCTGCGGCTTGTAAGTTTCCGGGCAGTTCGCCACAGCAATCAGCACGCCGTCGCTGTCGTACAGGCCAATCTCTCGGATCCACCAACCGCCCTCATCTTCGGGTATAATCTGCTCGGCGATAATCTGGCTGGCATTATTAGGGTCGACGGCCAGAAGATTAATCGGCGCGATACGCCTGCGGTTAATCAACGTCGTTTGCGACGGGTCAGGCGTCGGCAGTACCCCGTTAGCATCGCCAACGGCCATTTGCGTAAGGTTTACTTTAGTGCCAAGCGCAGCAGCGTTTGCCAGCCGCGCCGCGCCCTGATTAGTCAGAATGGCAAAATATTTCGCGGTCATGCACTCACTCTCAGGTTATCAATAAGATGAATGGCCGAAGCCGGGTAGTATTCCCCGCCGACGGTGATCGTTTCGGGTATGTAGGGGTAAACTGTCAGGGCGTCACCGAGGTAGCAGCCTGCACCGATAAACTCGTTACCTGTGGCGCTCAGACTGATGGCAAGCCCGATAAGATGACGGCTGGCGGGTTTCGCATCTTCAATCAGGCGCTCAAGCTCCTGATACATCTCGTCAGTGATACCGCTGTCCAGCACGCCCACAACCAGGCGAAACGTCCCCGGTTCCTCGTTGAGCTGCCACCACTCCCGCACCTCAATCAGATAGCCAAGCGGCTCAACTACGCGGCGTAGCGCGCTGATGGTGCCTTTGTGCTGATGGACGTAAAACGAGGAGGCGATAACGCTGCGTTTGGTAGCCTCAGGCCAGGCAGAATCCCACCGGTCAACCGACAGCGCCCAGGCCAGATACGGCAGCAGGTTTACAGGACAGGCCAGCGGATCCCACAGCGTGCGCAGCAGCACCGGTACTCGCTCGATTTCTGCCGCCGCTGCCGCTGCGGCAACCTCCAGCGCTGACGACCCAACCGGCAGCAGACGGTTATCAATCATCGGTGCCCCCTGCGGTTATGGTGTATGCCGTGCAGAATGAGGCCTGGTGTTTATCCAGCACGATATCAATGACCGGCGCGGCCAGCTCAACCCGCTGAACGCCTTCAACATGCAAAGCCCCATAAATGGCAGACTGGCGGATATCCCGCCCCAGACGCCGCTGCGCAGTGATATAGGCTTTCAGCTTTTCCTCAGCAGCCAGCCGGATCGGCTCAGACTCAGGACCAGGGTAAAAATAGAGGGTGGCGTCTATCCGGTACGGCACAATTTCAGCCGCCTGCACTGTCACCCGGTCACCCACCGGGCGTACGTCCTCCGCATTCAGCGCAGCCTCAACCACTGCCAGCAGTCCGGCGCTGGCTGCGCCGTCATTTTCGCGGGACAGCACCGTGATCGTCACGCACGCCGGGGACGGGCTGACGACAGAAATATCCGCTACGCGCCCGTCGGCGCTGCGGCCGTGGTACTCGTAAGCGCCTACCGGCCCCGCTACGCTCAGCCCCTCAAAAGCCTGCTGCGCCCGCAATCGCAAATCGGCATCAGACTCCAGCACCGCAGGGGTAGGCGGAATGGTGGTTTCGTCTGCTGGCGTGACTGTCAGCCTGGGGGTGTTGTTATTGGCGGCCATCACATCGAGATCGTTACCGACGGAATAGGCAAGCGTTGTGCCGAGTCCTGCCTCATTCACCCGCTGCCGCCAGATAATTTCCCGGTATGCGTTCTCCTCCAGATATTTGGTCAGCGGCTCGGATTCCAGCGCCAGCGTACGGGCAACGGCTTCCTGCTGGTCTGCCGGGAAAAGCGAGATTAACGTCGCTTTGCGTTCGGCAAGAATGGCTTCATAGTCCAGCTTCTCCACAAAATCCGGCGCGGGGAGCTGGCTCAGGTCAATGCTGGGCATAGTTTCAACTCACTGAGATGGAAAAAGAAAAGCTCTCGCCGGTGTCGGCGATCTGCCCTGACAGCTCAACAACCATCTGCCCGTTAAACTGCCGTTCCGTCGTGATGCCAGTCAGGGTGACGCGTGGCTCCCAGCGCAGGATCGCCATGTAGCAGGCCGCCTTGATTTGCAGCGCCAGCGCGGGAGTTTGTGGCTGGTCAATCATTGCCGACAGCAGGGAGCCATAATTACGGCGCATCACCCGCGAGCCGATGGGGGTGCGCAGAATGTCGCCTATGCTCTGGCGGATATGATCCGTATCGGTCAACCCCTGGCCGGTACTGCGGTTCATGCCGATATAACGCGCCGTCATTGAGTGCCCTCCGTCCAGCTTCCGCCCTTCTGCACCCCACCATGTTTGTGACTATCGAGCTGCACGTTGTTAGAGGTAAACGCGCCGCCACTGTGCGTGATATTGCCTTTCATCGTTCCGCCCTTCTGAACTTCCAGCGTGCCGGTGGTCAGTTTGTTGGTGCAGACCACCTCCGGCGTGTCGAGGGTGATCCGTGTCTCCGCCTTGACCAGAACAACCGGCACGGTCGCGGTAATGCTCTTTGAGGCGGTGACGTCAGCGGTTTTTATGCCCGAGACTTTCAGCGCGCTGGTTTCCGGCTCGTACTCAATAACCGCACCATCCGGGAAATCAACGCGCCAGGCATCCGCCGATGCCGACGGCGCAGGGTTGTCATCGGAATAAATCCCCGGCATCACAAACGCCGTGTCCAGCTCGCCTCCCACGGACAGGATCAGCACCTGCTCGCCGATGGACGGTGCCCACCATGTACGCGAGCGCCCGGCGCGATGCGTCAGCCACTGGAGCCAGTCGGAGGTATTGCCGCCGGTCTGTACACGACAGCGCCCCGCATCAAGGTCAGTTTCAACAATGACGCCGGTGCGGATCATGTTGCGCAGCAGGCGCATGAGTTCATTGAATTGTATGTTCATAAGGGCATAATGCATTCATGGCTTATTTAAACCCAGCCAGAACAGTTCTCTGACATGCCATACAACACACAAATTATCTTTGGAGGATATATGGAGCATTTTTTTATATT